AAGATGGTACGCAGTCGGTCAATATACAGATGCGTAAAATAAGGGTTGTCCCATTTTTTAACAATATTTCGCTCAGTCGCCTGTTTAATAGAGTAATTATAAATGCCTTTTTCCAAGTTTAACGCAATAACAGATGTGGCGTTGTCTTTTGATTTTTCTACTTCAAACTCTACTTGTATTTTGACACGAATATTGGCTCGAAACAGCTCTGGATTTTCAATTGTCCGCATTTTATATAAATATATACTAATTGTGTGTATATGTTTATATCGTTTCAATTTTAGTGTGTTTTACTTTTACATGTTTTACTTTTGTGTGTTTTACTTTTACGTGTTTTACTTTTACATGTTTTACTTTTACATGTTTTACTTTTACGTGTTTTACTTTTACATGTTTTACTTTTACATGTTTTACTTTTACATGTTTTACTTTTACATGTTTTACTTTTACGTGTTCCACCGGAAGGTGGTACTAATCCATAAGATTCTTCTTTTACTAGTTTTGGACTTGCCTCTGACTGTCTTGCATCTGGTTGTCTTGCCGATGGTGGCTGGACTGCATTTCGTCGTACTAGTGATGGTACTTGCGATGGTACTAGTGATGGTACTTGCGATGGTACTAGTGATGGTACTTGCGATGGTACTACTCTTTGATCTAAAGATGGTCGTGGGTATAATCTTGGTGGTTGTTTTGCTTGCGGGACAACCACATCAAATTCATCAAAAATTTGAGTAAAAATATAATTCATTACTTTGTACAAATCTTCATCATAAACAACCCCATTATTAAAATAAAAATAATAGTATAATTCGCTTCTAAAATCATCATAATAGTCATTTAAATCAATCCTATTTGTGCGTAAAATGTCTGTATAATTCCTAGTTAAACTCTGTATATTTTTCATAATATTTGCACTCAAAACAGTATATAAATTTATATTTTCATCATTATCAGGGTCATAATAAATTGGCTGTGGCTGATTTACATCTTCATAAAATTGTAAGAATGAAAATATTTCTTGTTCAGCCTTATCGAGTTCACCTCCTCCAGTCATTTTTTTATTTCCACCTCTTCTTTGTTGTACATAAGCTTTACCTATTTCATAAAATGTTTTTTTACTGTAACCATTTATCACTGGTGTGATATCAGGAATCCATAAATTTGTTTTATCTGTATATTTTTTATCAGTTAAAAGTTTTAGTCGTTGTTTTGTCTGTCTTATAAATAATTTGAATAAAAAATTTGTATTAATGTTTTTTATAAGTTTATCATATTCTTCTATTTTTTTTTCGTCCTCAGGGTATACCAAGTCAACTTTTATTTTAACTGGGTTAAAAGCTTTTTTAAAATAATTATTTATTTTTGACAAATCTGTTGCTAATGCCGTAAAAAAATCAGGTCTAAATAGTAAAGCATTCGTTCCTGGTATATCTATAGGTATTGGATTTGTTGCTAACGTTGTTAATAATTCTATAAATGTATCATTATTTGTGTTGATACCATCAAATGCTATTTTATATCTTTCTTCGGATTTTTCAACAGTATCTGATTCAGGTTCAAAAACTTCAATACATCGAAGTTTACCAGCACCTTTTTCTTTTTCTGCTGAAGTTAAAATACAATTTAAACTTAATAACATACACTGTAAATATACAACTTGATCACATGTTACCATCGTATATGGGTTATTTCCAACATTATCTGATTTATTCCAGATGTACATTATTAATACTTGCAATACATCGCCCATCTCTTTAGCTAGTAATAATCCTTTTTTAATGTCTGTTGACGGGTTGCTATTCGTAATAAAATTATTTTTTTCTTTATTACCTTGAAACCAATTTATTGGTTTACCATTAAAAAGAGTTGTATTAGTATTTGTAATTTTTAAACCATTTATATTAATTTCATAAGTATACGTTGCAGAGCCGGTTCGTGTAGCTGTAACATCACAATCGATAAATCCAAATAATTTTAAAAAATTATTGGTTAGTATTAATTTAGTTTTATTAACCGGAAAAAGAGTATCGATTCTTGGTCTTAATGGACTACGGCCAGCAGGGTCAACTATTTCATTCGCAAAATTACCAACATAGTGCGGGTCAACTACAAAATAGTCCGCACTTAAGCCAGATTCTTTAAAAACATTTCTGGTTGTAAATTTTGGATTTAAGGGACTATCTTTATTTATTTTTGTCCATGTCATTTTTTTTATTTTATTTTTAAAACAGGTGGTAAATTTATCTTCCAATTCTACAAGTTTTGTATATGGAACTGCTACTATACCAGGATATAATATACTATATACACTCCCTGAAATATTACTAGCACCTGAAATACTACCATCCTTCATACAATCTAACGCTCTTAAATGATATTGTTCTGATATAAATGTTTGATCATTGTCATTTTTTTTACAATTGCCGACGTCAGCTATACCTAAACTATATAATAAAGTTGTAGGAAATTCTTTACCATTTATAATGATTTTGTTATCTCTATAATCTACATTTACCGACATAATTAAAATTATATATATATATTATTATTATTATTATTATTATTATTATTATTATTATTATTATTATTTATCAATCATCGTCAGAATACTCATACTCCTCTTCATCCAATTCCGACCCTTCCAAATCTTCTTCTTCATCCTCATCTTCTTCTTTTATTTGCGGGCATGAATTATTATTCTTGCCGGACGGTCGAGCCAGCTTTTCAACGATTTCATCATCTCCGTCATCGAAATCGTCATCATCATCATTGTCGTCATCATCCTCTAAATTATCTTCATCTTCAGGCGCATCAATAACAAACCCATCTTTCAAATAGCCGTGCTTGGTCTTTAGCGATTGTGGGACTTTTTCCAATTCATCTTCACTCGGTTCTTCGTCCTCGTCCAGATCATCAAATCCGCCAAACAAATGGTCATATATTTTGTTCCATACGTCCAGTGTCAAATGTATAATTTTTTCATTTTCATCGACGCGAATAAGCACACATGTACCAAAATAAAGTTCCTTATCTACTGGCGGCGGAAAATCATATTTATTTTCCGAACCCGACTTGCCATCGTTTTTCGACCAGAGCTCAATGCTCACCATTTCATCGCCTACAGGCACATTCCATGTAGTTCGCTTAGCAAAATGTTCCGCCACACGAAATCCGCATTTCTTATATAAATTATCAAACGCTACATCCTTTACTTTTGAAATTTTCAATGTACCGGTGCTTTCAACTAAAATAATGGAAGTCATAACTAGTCCAATATATTATTTACATATCATCTAATCGGTTTAAATAGTTTACTGGATATATATTTATAGTATCTCTACTATGAAAGTATATATACTTCCCACATCTACTTTAAATTTAACTATTAATTTGATGAAAATAAAAAAATATTTAATTAAAAAGACCACGACCAATACTATATTTACACCGCATGGGTTATTCCAGTTTCATAAAAATAAAATAATGTGTGTTGAAATAGTAGATGTTCCGTGTAAGAAACACAACATAGATGAGGTTGATTTTATTATTGATTATAGTAAAACCAAGTTTGGTGAAGAATGTTTGCAATTGCCGGTGAATCATATTATAGAACAAATTACAAGTTATGAATATACTTTGCGTCCGGGTGGTCAAGTACATTTTATAGCAGAATTAATAAATGATACAGACAATGCTGCTGCCGAAAACATTAAAGATGTCTACTTTTTAGCAAATGATGATATTAATTTACAAATATTGAATGAAGATATAATTTCGTTTTTAGGAGAGCTAAACTTATGTTAAACATATATAAATATGGTATGGTGGACAATAAAATGGATAATTATTTCACTTACTCTTATTGCATTATTACATTATTTATATTCATTTTTTAAAAATGCTCTTACTATTCCAAAAATAAGAGATTTAGTAAATAAACCAAACGAATCTTATAATGAAATAATGAATACTATTAAAACATCGCATGCTTCTACTTCTTCTGTTTATGCCGAACAACATAATGATGATTCAATGCACGATGAATTAAAAAACTTTTTAAGCGAATTAAAAAAACCTAAAAATAGTGATGATAATAGTTCTATTAATAATAATAATAATACAATTGAATCATCTACTTTTAGTAATACATTCTCAACATATTAGCAGAGATATTAATACGCCTTTTAAACTCGTTTCACGTCGAAAGCGGTTTTGCTACACTTTTAAACTCGTTTCCCGTCGAAAGTAATTTTGCTACACTTTTTTAAAAGTGTTTAAAGACAATTTATTAAATATATATATAAATATTTAATAAAATGATTTTATCACTACCGGAAAAAAATCGCCTAATTGAAAGGCTACCTGAAATGGAACTTTCCTATGATACTATTTTACATAAGAAAGTTCACGCTAATGTGTTTGTTATCATTCCAAAAGGGAAAAAGACATTATTGTGGTTTACATATTGGAACGCTCAAAATGTGTGTTTTGCGTTGACATTAAATGAAAGAGGAAATATAGTAGATTTATCTAATTATCCTGTGTGTTTTGATAAAGAATTATCTTTATCAACTTTACTATATGGAACTCTATTTGAAGTAGATGGTTTAAAACATTTTACGTGTGAAAATATTTATTATTATAAAGGTTATTTTACTGGAAACTATAATTTTAGTAAAAAAATTTCCTTGTTTAGAGAATTATTTACACATTTCATTAAACAAGTCGCCTATACGAATAATTTTCTCATCATTGGATTACCTGTAATGAAATCAGATTTTCAAGAGGCTATGAATTGTATTGCGGAACTGCCTTATCAGGCTTATGGAATACAGATGTATTTGTTATATAAAACCAATAATTCTGAAGGAATTTATATAATTAAACAAGCCCCAATTATAGAAGCTGTCTTTATTGTCAAGGCAACATTACAAAATGATATTTACGAATTACATACAGGGGGCTCTGCCCAACCGTTACACTTGCCCCCACCCCCGTATGATAAACACGCATGTAAAGAGGGAGGGAGTAACAGCCTACGGGGGTCGGGGGGCAGCGCCCCCTATGATAAACACGGGGAAAGTAACAGCCTACGGGGGTCGGGGGGCAGCGCCCCCTATGGAATAGCAATGATTCCCAGTCTTAAAAGCAGTATTATGATGAATTCCCTCTTTAGAACCATTAAAGAAAATGCGAATTTAGATTTACTGGAAGAAAGTGATGATGATGAAGAATTTGAAAATAGGAGTGAAAGTAAATTTGTAGATTTAGATAAATCCTATATGATGAAATGCGTTTTTTTAAAGAGGTTTAGAAAATGGCAACCTTTGGAAGTTATTAAAGATGAAAAAAGTAAAGTAATTACTTATAAAGAAGCATTGTTTCTCGAAAAAAGGGGTAACCCCCTTTGAAACCCCACCAGCTTTTAAAAAAAAGCTTGGCAAAAAAGGGGTAACCCCCTTTGAAACCCCACCAGCTTTTAAAAAAAGCTTGACAAAAAAGGGGTAACTACACCATGTAAAATGAAGGAGGGGTTTAAGGGGAACCTTGGTTCCCTTTTAGGAGGGGTTCAAGGGGAACCTTGGTTCCCCTTTTTATTATGTTACTATTATATATATTATGTCATCGCATTTAGCACCAGCGAATTTTAATCACAATCCTACTTTATATCCCAGTACTGTTCGTGGTATACCTCCTTATGGATGTGGAGGAACAGTTTGTAATGGTACAGCAGCTGAAGGTAAATTTGTAAACTCTAATTGTATGAAAGGTGGTAGTGGTTATGGATTTACAGATATATCTGCTAGTAAAATTACTGCTTTTCCTGCTAGTTATTCTATTATAGATAAATATTCCAGTGATACTCCCGTTTGCCGTCCGGGTAATGTGGTTGCTAACTGGAAAAGTCTGACGGGTGGTAAGCGAACGCGCCGCCGTCATAGTTTTAGACAAATTGGATGTAAAAGACGAGGGGGCAAGCGCACACACAAACATAGACACAGTAAGCATTGCGGTCACAAGCGAAGCAGTCACAAACGCACACGCACACACAAACATAGACATAGCAAACATTGTGGTCATATGCGCATGCGCAGCCGTCGTTATCGTGGCGGTGTCGGTGAACCTTTATCGTACGGTCAAACATTTGATACTAAATTATCACCGGAATTAAGCGCGTTGGCCAATCCTACACCGATGACAGCATATAATAGATGTGCTGATGTTTCCAGAAGCTTTTAAGAAAAACTTGGCAAAACAGCTTTTAAGAAAAGCTTGGCAAAACAGCTTTTAAGAAAAGCTTGGCAAAACAGCTTTTAAGAAAAGCTTGGCAAAACA